TATTAGTAACTTGGAGTCTTTTAATCACTCCAGCGCCGTAGCTCTTTGGGTCGTCCTTATTATAGGATGGGTCTTGCCCAACAGTTGCGAAACTGCGCCTTTTAAAAGGCCAATAATCACTCAGAGCCATAGCTATCTTAAACCTTTATGCGAAGCTAGTATATAAAGCTTTCCCTAGATTCCCCCCGGTGCATGCTTATTTAAGGGTCTACGACGTCTTGTTTTTGCAAAAAGCCCCCCAGTTGAATAATTTTTACTATTTGAGGTTGGTTGCCTAGAAGGAGTATTTAAACTTACCGATGAAAATGAAGATTCTGGAGGTAACATACCCAATGCTGCGTGTAAAGCTATTACTGTACTATCACAATAATCATCATGTTTTCCATCTGGTGCTGCTATTTTCTCTGTTTTCTGAGCTGCATCCATGACATATTCTAAAGATATATGTTCTGCAAGCCATTTGTTGACTAACTTAGCTTCATTTGCGGGGAGACCGGTAGGGTCGGGTATTTTAACCTTTCCTTGTTGTAGGTACTGAGCCATATCTCTATATACTTGTGTCTTTGTACCTTTAGGTCCTCCTGTAAATATAAACGGTGTAAAATGTATTTGTGGTTTGTTCTCTATACATGCGAGTCTCATTTCTTGTTCAATCGCGCCGCCAATACCTGTAGCGTCGATAATAAGCCTACTAGCACTAAAATCCCTACAGTTAGCGAGAATACGGTTTCGCTGATAAGGTATATCGTGCCCTCCAGATTTAGGTCCAATCTCTTCCAAGGAAATAAGTCTAGCAATGTTTCCCTCGTCTCCTTTTTCAGTAGCCCAAACACTAATAACAGTTGAATTAACGGACTTACCAATATCCACGCCCACAACACAGTTATTAACTTCTGTTCCGCGCTCGACAAAGGAATAGGCTTCTCTACAGGCTTTAACATGTTCGGGATTGAAGATTTGCGAGACCGATTCGATAAATTCGCACTCATATTCTGTCCTCCAATAAATTGAATCTTCTCCCCATTCCATCATTTTAGTTAACATATCATTTTCTGTGTATGGGGCAGAATAAGCTCTACCTGCATTAACAGCGTCTCTCCAAGTAAACACTAATTGCTCAAAACTATCTGCATACCCATCATCATAAAGATAACGATACATATGGTTCTCTTTACTCTTAGGCGTACCTAGATTAATAAAAGGAGCTTTATTAGATACAATACATGGCTCTACATTGTCAATAAATAATTTATCATCTATAAGTGGACTCTCATCTACTACTAAGAAAGTAGGATGTTGTCCTCTAATAGCTTGACCTTGATTTGAAGCTGCGATAGGAGCTCTACGAAGAACCGTACCACCCTTCATTGTAATATTAGGTTTATTATGATGTCTAAAATGGTCTATTAGACTCATTAAGAATTCATTATCAGCAAAATGTCTATAACAATAATTAAAGATAAGTGAAGCTTGGTCCTCAGATGGAGCCAAGACAAATACTAAGTCTCTAAATCTCTTAAAGAACATATAAATAACTACAGCTACCGAGAGAGCATAGGATTTACCTGAGCCTCGTGGAGCCAAAATAGCTAATTTACGATGTTTGCCTGTATCCATATCAGGATAAGTTAAACATTTAACAACTATCGTTTCTTGTAAAGGTCTTAGTTTTAAAGGTCTACGATGTTGGTCAATAAGATAAGATTCTGAAAAAGCTCTGACTAATAAAGTCATTTTTTTTTCATCAGTTCTACATGATTCAAATACTTGTTCTAAAGCTCTGGTATCATGTGCTAACTTTCCACTAATCGCTGCGTTCAGTTTGTTCTGTTCGTTCTTCACTGGCAGTGTCATCTAAATCTCCTAAAAATGCCATAAAATTCTCTGTGTTCTGTTCAGTTACAGTAGGTACTTCAATATTAAGAGCACGGAACTCAGTGTGAATATCCCTAACAATAGAGTTTCTTTGTCGCAAGAGCTCTGTTCGTAGGTTAACATCCCGAATATGTACAGTAACTTCTTCCCAAAGCACGTTTTCAAGCCATAAATTGCGCGCCAGAAGGCGGACAAGCTCTTTATGCCTAGCATATTCTGCTTCTCCTACCCTCTCGCGAAGTCGTGCTTCGTATTCCTCGACGTCCATTACTTTTGTTCGTCAAGAGCAGCTTTTACTTTAGATTTGACTAAAGCAGCAAGTTCATCATCTTTTTCATCCCAAGCTGTAATTAATACATTCTTGACCAAAGAGTCCTTAACGTGCTTCTGTGCAGTCTCGTCCATTTTTTCAAAGACTTTCATTTGCGCTTTTGTTAAATTCTTATCTAGCATACCCATTAATTCTGCTTCATTATTTTTCAAATATTTGAAAACTAACATTTTAACTGCTGGGACTGTGTAAGCAATGTATGCTCCCATAGCCAATATCATAGCAGCCAAAGCCATAAGTAATGGTTCGTCCATTAAAGTATCTAACAAACCTGATTCTTCCACTGTATCTAATATTGCTGTAAGATTACCCTCTTCTGTGGTATTATTCTCGTCAGCTGTCATATTATTATCAGCAGTTTGGTTATTTGTTTCGTTTGCCATAGGTTTTCACCTGTTTACTTATAATACGGAGTCCTATATAAAGCTTTCGTTGTGTGGCCCCATTTAAGACGCTACTGCGTAAGGTCCTGTGGGTTCGTGGTCTGTTAGGAGCCACATATAATTATAGGGGGACTGTGTATATAAAGCTTACCCTAGAATTACTTCTTTTTAGCAATAACTACACTTGCTGATTCGATTTTATGTTCTTGCTCTTGTGCAGCAGCCTCAATCATTTGAGCTTGCTTTTGAGATGCATCATTATAATCAATAACTGCTTGTGCCTTTACTTTATAAAAAGCTGTTTTCTCTGCTTGTTCTTGTTTCCATACATCTAAAGCATCTTTGATAATAAGAAGGGCTGGCCCTCCTAGAATTGCTATCAATGTTGTATATGCTTCAATATTTTCAAGAACAGCTGAATTATTAAGTCCCGTGTGTATAACGAATCCTGCAAACCCAACCCAAAGTAAAACTAACGGTACAGCAATCATAAACATAAAAATGTCGTTGAATGTTACTCCTTCGCCTTTTTCTTTACTCATACGTTCAATCCTCCTTTCCTTCTTTGTTTTCGGTTTTGATTGTTTGATACTTGGTGCTTTCGGAAGAAATGGTAATAGTTTTCTCATAAAACTGGCAGTGACATTTAGTACAATAACAATCGCCATTAATGCAGCCGCAACCGCAAGTAAAACTGCCATTATCTCTAAAATCTCTATCGCCGTCATTCATCGTCTCCACCTTCTCCAATACTTTCCAATAATTTTCTATATCTCTTCATACCTCTAATACCCATCCACTTTCTTCTATTTGTCCGTTACCCCAATTAGTAGAGTAACCTACATATTCATCTGTACCTTCTTCTTCATTATATCCGAAATAGTCACCATCTCCATTATAATCTGCATAATAAGATACATAATATACCCAGTAACCTTCGTGTATATCATCAAAATTCTCTTCTAATGGTTCATCGAATAGTTCATCATACTCAAACCAGTGTTCATCTCCAAACCAGCCTGAAATATTAAAGAATACTTGTGTATAGACGTAATTGTCATAATAAATTGATTTGTTTCCGTTCTCATCTTCATCAACCATAATGTGTACCAAATCATAATACACTAATATGGGTAGAGGTTCTTCCTCATCATCACAGTTTGTATCGAAATCCATAAAGAAATCTAAGCTATGATTAGATGGTCTGGACACATTTCCATGAGAAAGACCGTTATATGCATACATATCAGTATGATTACAGTGGTTTTCTTCGTTTTCGTAGTCACAAGAGCCATCATCTTCTGTAGCACGTTCGTTATAGTTGTTAGCATCTACATCCATACAGCCATAAACAGTCTCATTCGTCTGTGTTTCGTTATTTCCAGTGCCATTTTGATTTAAAATGTTACATCTCCCATTGTCATGTGTCGCCTGAGGGTCATAATTAACCGCTTCGGGGTCCATACAACCATACACAATCACTACAAAATTACAACTGCCATCATCAAAAGTGGCGTGTGGGTTATAATTAGTGGCATTATCCTCTAAACAGCCCCCGACGGGGCCAATATCTTCTTCACCATTTAAAAAATCATGAATAATAGACATATTAGCCCCTCCACTCAGTATGG